CGTGGGTGGGCACAGCCATCCATGACCGGCTGGAACGGGACGTGAAAGCGTCGCTATTCAACAAGGATCGGCGGTTCGCCACCGAGGTGACCGTCACCGTGGGGCAGATCGCCGGCCGACCCGTCACCGGCCATGTCGACCTGGTGGACACACTGGCCGGGCCGGGCGTCGTCGACTGGAAGGGCTGCGGCAAGTCCAGCACGCAGAAAATGAAAGCGGCCATTCGCAAAACGGGCGGCATCGAAACGCTGGCAAAACTGGACGACTTCGCAGTGCCCGGTTTCCGCGGCGGCCACCCCGGCGGCAAGTACCGGGCGCAACTCCAGTCGTACGGCCTGGGCGTGCTGCTCACCCTGGGTATCCGGCCGGCGTGGGTGATGAACTACTTCATCCCGCGCAACAGCACCCGCGAGGACGCTTTCCGGTCCGGCGAAGTGTGGTTCTGGACGGAGCCCTTCAACCCTCAAATTGCCATTGACGCGCTGGCCCGGTGCAACGGGTTGGCCGACCTGATTGCGGGTGTCGGCCTGGAGGCCGCGCTCGACATGTTCTCCGCGGAGCAGTGCACCGAATCGCACTGCCCGTGGTGCCCCCGACAGCGACGCGAACCCGCCGCCGCTGCGAAATCCACCACGGCCGACCCGTTCGGGGTCGGCACAACGGAAGGACCCGCATGACCAACGTCGACCCGTTCGGCAACGACTCCCGCCCCGCCGTCACCTGGAAGGACAAGAACCCCGGCGACTCCGTCACCCTCATCGTGGACGAGCCGGCCAAGCTGGTGCAGCAGACCGACTTCGAGTCCGGCGAGCCCGCCTTCTGGCCGGCGAACGCGGACGGCACCCGCAACCCGAAGATGGCCGCGGTGGTGGAGGCGCACACGCCGGCCGGCGAAGAGGTGTCGCTGTGGGCGCCCGTCCCGTCCAGCCTCCAGGCGGCCATCCGGGACGCCCAGAAGGCCGCCGGCGCCCAGGTGGCGAAGGGCGGCACGCTCGTCGTCACCTTGGTGGAGCGCAAGCCGAACGCGAAGAACCCGCGGTTGAACCCGCAGAACATCTTCGCCGCCACCTACCGGACGCCCGACGCGTTCGCAGAGCCGCCCGCTGCGCCCGCTCAGCAGGCCGTCACAGCCCCGCCGGCCCCGCCCGCGGCTCCCGCCACCACCGACAAGGTGACGGCGCTCAAGGCGGAACTGGCGAAGCTGCGCAAGCTGGGCCTGTCCGACGCCCAGATCCCCAGCGTCAACGCCGAGCTGACCGCCGACGCCATCGCGGCGCTCGACGCGGTGGCCTGACATGGGCGCGCGCATCAAGGCGGCCATCATCGCCCTGGGCATCCTCGCGGCCATGCTGAGCGGCGGCCACGCGGCCGAGGCCAAGGTGCCGTACTCGTGGATCTGCCACAAGTCCGGCAAGGCCGACGTGCAGGTGTGGACCCCCGGCGGCGTCGGCTACTGGGTCGCGTACCGCGGCTACTACTGCAACGGCGGATTCTGGCGCTGGGTCTGACACCTGCGCCGTGAGAAGCAAGGCACCACAACACGAGTGGCGGCCGTCGCTGGTGCTGCCGGGGGCCGAGTTCTGTCCGCGATGCGGTCGGACTCGGGTCTCGGCGGCCCGGCGGCCCCGATGCCGCCCAACCTGAACGGAGCACCATGAACCACGCACCCGCCCTTGACGGGCTGAACGCGTTCGCGGTCGAGCGCCGCGAACGCAACCGGATCGCCCGCGAATGCGCCGAGCTGCGCCAGGAAAACGAACGCCTCACCGAACTGGTGAAGCGGCTGCGACCGCTCGCCGAGGCCGCCATCGCGGAAGACATCGCCGAGGAGCTGGCGGACGAGCCGGGCGCCGGCATGAACCCGCTCATCACCGCCGAGCTGTCCGAGCACCGCCGGGATCGTCGCCTCGCGGTGGCGCACTGGCATGACCAGCAGGCCGACGACCGGGCCGAGGGTCGCACGCCGCTGGACGTGACCGGGTGAGCAAGGCGCCCGTCACACTGACCATCTCGGCTGGCCGCCCGGCAGACCAGTGCCGCGCGCACGTCCGGGACGACCGAGTGGTCGGCGGAGTGATGCGCTGCCAGAAGGCGGCCGGCCACGGCATGGATCTGGGTCACCGGTGCGGTGACGAGTATTGGGACGACATCAGTGCCTTCTACCCGACCCCCGCCGGGCTCAAGCTGCCCGCCGACCATGACCCGGTGAACGAGCCCGAGCACTACAAGTTCCCGGGCGGGGCCGAGGTCATCCACATCACCCAGCACCTTTCATTCCTCACCGGGTCCGCCGTCAAGTACGCCGCGCGGGCCGGACGCAAGCCGGGTAGCGACCCGCTGCAAGACCTGCGCAAAGCGCGGTTCTACATCGACAAGGAAATCGAACGATTGGAGGCCGCGGGATGATCAACTGGCCGGCGACAGACACCGTGCTCGTAGACATCTACGACGAGCGCGAGCGCCAGGACGAAAAGTGGGGCGAGCAGAACCACCCGGACGGCACCAACGACGGCGCCCAGGACATCGAACGCGCCGACGCCGCACGCATCCGCGCCGATCTGGCCGCCCGCGGCGGGACGCTCACCTGGCGTCACATCCTCGACGAAGAGGTCCAGGAGGCGTTCGCCGAGGTGCACCCGGCCAGGCTCCGCGCCGAGCTGATCCAGGTCGCAGCCGTGGCCACGGCCTGGGTGGAGCACATCGACCGGCGGGGGGCGCGGAGTGGCACTGGCTGAGCACCTGCCGGCCCCGGCCAGGAGGGGCCCGCGCTGCACCGTTAGCGTGGCGCTGGACCAGCTGGACCGGGACGACCGGCTCACCCTCATCACATGGCTGGACGATTCGGCCATCACCGGCCGGCGCATCGCGGCGGCCGTACGGTCAGCGACCGGCCTGGCGCTGACCGTCACCACGGTGCATCGGCACCGGCGACACGAATGCGGGTGCGCCGCATGAGCACATTACAAGCCATTGTCACATTCGGACTGGGCGTGTTCATCCTGATTTGCATTTACGCCGTGGCGCACGAAATCTTCAAGGGGGACTGGTGACCGCAACCGTTCTGCACGGCGAATGCATCGCCGAAATGCGAAACCTGGCCGACGCCAGCGTCGACGCCATCGTGACCGACCCGCCGTACGGGCTCGGCTTCATGGGCAAGGCGTGGGACGACCTGCCGCCCGGCGAGGAATGGGCGCGGGAATGCCTGCGCGTGCTCAAGCCTGGCGGGCACCTGCTGGCGTTCGGCGGCACGCGCACCTGGCATCGCCTCGCGGTGGCCGTCGAGGATGCCGGGTTCGAGATTCGGGACTCCATCGCGTGGCTGTACGGCAGCGGTTTCCCGAAGTCGCTGGACGTGTCCAAGTCCATCGACCGAGCGGCCGGAGCGACGCGGGAAGTGGTCGGCAAATCGGCGCGGCATGTCAGCGGCAAGACTGGGCAACGCACGGATGGCATGAACGGATCGTCAACGTTCGCGGAAACCATCGGCATGGGTTCGTCCATCACCGCGCCCGGCACTCCCGAGGCCGAACAGTGGCAGGGTTGGGGCACCGCGCTGAAACCGGCGCACGAGCCGATCGTCGTCGCCCGTAAGCCACTCCAGGGCACGGTCGCGGCGAACGTGCAGGCGCACGGCACGGGCGCGCTGAACATCGACGCCACGCGGATTGATATGGGTGAGGAGTACGACCCATCAAGAGTGCAGCGACAGTCGGCAGCCTCGGCGGGAATGAACGGGCTGGGCGATTCGGGGTTCAAGAGCGACCACGAACAGGCGACTTACAACTCCAAGGGCCGTTGGCCGGCGAACGTGATCCTAGACGAGGACCAGGCCGCCGCGCTCGACGCACAGAGCGGCACTCTCAAGTCGGGCGCGCTGAAGCCACACAAGGAGCGCCACGAGAACGCCTCGTCCTACTCGTTCGACCGCGAGAAGACCTACGTCAAAGCCGCCGACCAGGGCGGCGCGTCCCGATTCTTCTACTGCGCCAAAGCACCCAAAAAAGAGCGGCCCGTCGTCGACGGCGTCGCGCACCCCACCGTCAAGCCGTTGTCGCTCATGCGGTGGCTTGTCCGGCTGGTCGCGCCGCCCGGCGGAACCGTGCTCGACCCATTCGCCGGCAGCGGCACCACCCTCGAGGCCGCCATCCTCGAAGGGGTCAGCGTCATCGGCATTGAGCGGGAAGCCGAATACCTGCCGCTCATCCAGGCCAGAATGGACCGTGTGGCCGCATGACCGGCCTCGCGGGTCATCTGCCCGAGCAGTACGCCGCA